GCTTATTAATTCTGGGTCTGCAATGTCTTCTAGTAAATCTTTCATTTCTCTTAAAGGACTTAATGCTTCATTAAATTTATTAACCAAATCATCAGCAGATTGTGAGGCAGCTAAAGTACTATCTGCTACTTCATCTATTTGTCCATTCAGTACTTTAAATACATTTATTTGAGCTTCTGGGTCAGTAAAGAAAACTATTTCGGGAATTTTTTCTAAACCACTTCCAACTTGTCCTGCTATATCATTGTATGCTTCAAGAGTTGCTTTCATATTATCTCTTAACATATCAGTTTCAGCACCAGATAATCTGTCCATTCTAGTTACAAAGTCCATTAAAATATAAGATTGATTTGCCATATTTTGCGCTGCTATGTCTTGTTCAGTTTTAAGTTCGTCATTAACTTTTTTTAATTTTTCATTTGTAAAAATAATACCGGTTGTGTATTTACGAAATACCTCTGCTGCTTTGTCAAAAGCTTTTTCATCAGTTAAAGCTTTTGAAGTTACAAATTGAGCTGTAGATAAAATACCTTGGGATATAATTTTTTGTGCTTCTTCCTGTGATATATTAAATTCTTTTGCGAAATCTATTAATAACTGACCACCTAATTCACCATCAAATGTTGATGTAATATTACTAAATGCTTCTTGAAATTCTTTACCTTCTTCTAAGGAAAGATTTCTTAAACCTTTTCCTATGTTTAAGAAACTTGTAACGGTAGCATTTTCTAATTTTTCAATTTCTGCGGTAATTAATTCTATTTGTTCTTTTAAAACTTTAGCACCAGCAGTATTAGGTCTAAATATATTCTCTGAACCTTCTTGTTTAATTAATTCTTTGTATAAATTTGTTTTCTCAAGAAGTTGTTGTTGCAAAGGAATTAAAGTTTGAACAGATTTTGAATATCTATCAACTTCTTGTTTAGCTTTTCTATTCATAGTTGCATTTACACCAAAAGCAATTGCTAATAGTGATAAAGGACCTAAAGCTTTACCTGCAAGTCTCAGAAATCCCGATAAGCCTTTAGCAAACAATGTCATTCCTTTAGTTGCGTCTTTTACTACTCCACCAGAAGCTAGCAATCTAATTGTTTGAAATAATCCTTGACCATTTTTTAAAGCAAGACCTTGTATTGCAACTAACTGACCCAATGAAGCTCCTATTGCTCCTCCGGCTACTGTTGCAACACTTACAAAAACTTTCAAAGCTGTACTAGCTTGTTCTACAGATTTTTCTGTTTCTGCCATTCCTACAGCAGTAGCACCAAGAAAATTAACAAGGTTTTTCATAGCCGGTAAAAATTTTATTCCGATTTCTGTTCTTAGCTCTGTAAAAGCATTTCTCATTAATTTTGTTTGTTGTTTTAAAGTCTCGAATCTTTTTGCAGCTTCTTCATTCAAAGCATTGTTAATAACATATTCAGTATTAGCAACAGCTAATGTTTGAGATAAAAGGTCTCCAGCTTCAGCAACAGATAAGAGAGCTCTAATAGTTCTTTGTTGCTTTAGACCTAAATCTTCTAATATACTTATTAAGTTTCTTCCTTCATCTTTAGCTTTTTGTAAGCCGATTAAGAAAGCATTTAAAGCTTGTGCAGGGTCAGATGTTGCTAACTGTCTAAACCCTTCAACACCGAGTCCAGTAACTTGAGCAAAAGTTCTCATTTCTTTTGTTCCACCTTGAAGTGCTACTGTAATTGCTTGGAATACACGAGACATAGCAGTACCACCAGCTTGTGATTGAACACCGACTGCTTGTAGAGCTGTAGCAATTGCTAAAGTATCTGCAACTGTTGCACCAGCTACTTTAGCACCTGCTGCAAGTCTAAGTGATGTAGATAGAATTTCATCTTCAAGAGCTGCAAAGTTGTTACCTAATTCAACTAATGATGAAGCTAAATTAGCAACTTGTGTTTCTGGTAATTGAAAAATTGTTTGAAGTCTGGCTAATGATAAAGCTGCTGTTTCTGTTGAAAGTCTAGTTGCTACACCTAATTTAGCAATAGTTTCTATAAATATCGGAAGACCAGATGATTTTACACCTAACTGACCACCTAATTCACCAATTTGATTTAATTGACTAGCTGCTATTGGAATTTCTGTTGAAAGAGTTCTTATTGAACCTTGTAGTTTATCAAACTCTGCTGAACTAGCGTCTACTGTTTTCTTGATACCTGCAAAAGAATCTTCAAACTTAGAAGCAGCTCCAACAGTAAACAGTAAAGCTGTAGCCATTGCACCTGCTGCACCTATAGCAGCACCAAAAACTGCTCCAGTTGCTATACCAGCAATACTGCTGTAACCAGCTTGTATTGACTTAGCGGTTTTAGATAACTCTTTAGCTAACTTAGAGTTAGCGGCGTCCATATCGACCTTTAAGGCCATTACTATTGGAGGTACACCACTTGCACTTTGTTTAGCCATTTATTTCTTAACTCCTAAATTATCTCCAAATAACTCATCTAAAGTTACTTGCTTTCTAGGTCTATTATTTCGACCATGTTGCTTACGAAGCATTTGTTTTGCTGAATAAGCAGCTGCTTTTTCTTTTTGAATTAATTTGCCATCTTCAGTTACTTCTAATTGCCTAGAGCTGAGTATTCTGTAAAATATAGATTCATCTTGAGGCATGTATGAAACTAAATTAACAAATTTATACCAATGTAAATCCAAAGGTTTTTGTATTTGATAGAAGCGAAGTAGGTCTGCCTCAATAGGACCCCAGAGTTCTAATATATCTCCGTAGGTCCAAACTATTTTGGGCTATCTTCTTCCTCTTCTTGGTTTTCACCCTCGCCTGCTATTGCTTCCGAAACAGCTGATAAACCATAAAAATCTAGTAAATAAACTAGTAGTTCATTCATCTGTTCCCAAGATATTCCATCTTCTAGCATTTGGTCAAAATTTTCTTTACCTACTAGTGAACTTATCCAGTCTGGCATAACTTCTAATGGAACTGTTTCTTCTTCAGCATATCTCATTTGAGCCAATACTGTTCGTGCAGGTAAAGTAGCTGGTAACTTATATGTTTTTCCAGCTACTTTAATCTGCAACTCTTCTTTTTTGTCGGCTTTTAAAGCCTCGTCAAAGTCTTTTAATACCACTTTTTGTATCTCCTATCTAACTAATTAAATTAGTTAATGTCTAATTCGTCACTATCGTTTCTATTTTCAACGACTATGAAGAGATAGTTATTTCCAGCACCATCAGCACCAACATTTAGAGTTGAATCTGGAACGAGTAATTTAAACTCAGTTGCCAAAGTAACTTTTTGTGGAGCTTTTTGATGTGCCATAGAGAATGAACCTACATTCACTGCTCTAGGGATATGGAATTGTCTATCGCTTCCTGCTTTACCATCAGTATGCAAAACTAGTGCATACTCAGTAAACTCATCTGTTACTGGTGGTACATATTTATAGTAACCACTAGCATAGTTCACTGAATCTTCAGCAACAGAACCGCCGCCTAATGCAACAGCTAAGTTATCAAGAGAGGCTTGTGCCATTTCTCCTGTAAGTCTAACTTCTTGTGCTGACTTCAATGATTTGATTGGGTCTAGCTCTTCTGCGACCATTACATCTTCAAAAGTTTTATCAACTTCTAAAGTCCAACCGTCTTCAGAATATCCTACTTCGTCCCAAGGAACTGCTAGTCCTGTTGGGTCTTCCCATGCACCGGTGCTATCGCCCGGAAATGCAAGAGAAGAAGTAGAACGGTCTTTGATATATAGAACACCTGTACCAATTAATACTTCGTTAATTGTACCTGTTGTACTGAAACTCATTTGTTTCTCCTAACATATCTTATACTTATACTTAATCAGCAGAGCTCTGCCGACTTAATAAAAAGTCGAATCTGCTTTGTCGTTACTCTTCTTCAGCAATAAAGAAGTCTTCCACTACCTCCTCAACAGCGTCTTTGTCATCTTCTGTTGATTCGTCGATTGGTTCTTCCTCATAACCTTCATCATCTGCAATCAATACGGATATGCGCTCTCCGCCTTGATTGTATTTATTTGGTTTAAGGCGCTCCCAAGTTTCGACCGGTATTTCTACCCAATCACTTTTGAAAACAATACCGCTGATAGTATCTCTAACAACGCTTTTGTTTAACAAAGGATTAATCTTAACTTTTATTTTCTTCATACTATGTTCCTCTATAATACATGTTTAATGATAGCCGATAAAGTCCTAATCCAGTGTCAGTCTCTTCGACTCTCTCTGGTAATTGAACTACTTCAAATCCATAAATAACTGCTTTAGTATCAGAAGTTGGAGTATGAACAATAGTTTTTCCTGTTTTAAAAGCGCCTTCAGCTACTGCATTTGCTAAAGCATAAGCGTTTGCATAATCTGGTTGAGAACTATTTCCTCCACCCCATCTTCCAGCAAATGCTTGAACATTTATAACAGTATTTGCTATTGCAGCGTCTCCACTTGGTGAGTGCATTACCCCACCAGCATTAAAAAATGTTAAAAAAGGTAATTCGGCATTTCTAGGTAATCTTGTTGCAACTCTAGTACTACAAACATCAGTTATAGATGTAGTGTTTATAGCCCATTCACGAAATATAATTTCAGCGTCTGGTGGAAAGTTCATTTCTTGATGTGGTTGCACACCTACTTTTTTAATAGCCATTGTGATTGTATTCTATCATTAAATACCTAAATCCATGGCTCCTTTGTAAATCTCGTCTAATTCAACTGTACTTAAGAAAGATTTAGATAACTTATCATACATTTCCCTATCAGCTTCTCTAGCTTTAGAAGCATTATCTCCTCTACCTTGTTTAAGTCTTGTATATACAACTCTTTCATTACCTTCTCTTCTAACATTAAACTCATACATACTTCTAATGTAACTCTTAGTTCTTTGATTTTTTCTTCCAAGATTGCCTAATTGAGCTTCTGTAGATTTGAAGTAATTATATAATCTTTCTGCTTCTCTATTTGAAATACCTGTACTCATAAATACTGTATCACCAACCGCTGATTTCTTTGAACCTCCTCGTTTAATAAATCTAGCTACACCAGCTTCTGAACGAAGAGTTCTTAATCCTTTCTTTCTTAACATATTTCCTCTATGTGGATTATTTTGTAATTGTCTATCTAAAGCTTTAATTACATTTGCTTTAGAACCTCCTGTTGAAACATAAGTCTTTGCCAATTCAGCTAAGAATTTAGCACTATGAGGTTGTCCTCCATCTGTTGCAATATCCGCAACTCTAAATCTAAATTTAAACTCTTCTGGTATATGTTGTAAACCAATAGCACTTGCAAGTTCTTGTGAATAAAAGTTTCCATGAGCCATTTCAACTCTTGGACCGGGAATTTTTTGTTCCATTCTTGACCAAAAGCTAGCTTGTCTAGAAGTTTCTTGGTCCATTCTATATAAAGCTTCTAATGTATCTTTTGTATTACTTGGTCTTGTGTAAGATGTTTCGTCTTTAAAAAAGTTATCCATACCGTGTTTTTTCTTAGCCATTTGTTGCCATTGACTAAAATATCTAGTTGAAGACTTATCTATATCTCCTAGATACTCAAAGTCTGCTGCTCTTTTAAATTTTTCAAGTGAATCAGCAGCGGCTCTATAAATAAACATTGATGGAGGTATGTATTTATAATCTGGTACATACTCACCAGCTTTAGCGCCTTTATTTTCTTTTAATGCACCTAATCCGTTTGCAAGTTTATAAGAGTCCATTAAATGTTCATCATAACCTTGAACTCTCTTACCACCTTTATATTCTCTGCCTGTTCTTTTATAAAATGGTAATTTTCCACCATATTCAACAGCATGTATCCAAGGAAACAATGTAGAACCTCCTACATCTATTTCTCCATAAAAGAAGTAATCAGCAAAATCATTTTTAGATGCAAATACATTTTTCATGTCTATAGAAGACAACAAATAACTTCTTGCTTCTCCCGGTTTTTCAAAACCAAATATATCTCTGTAAGCATATTTAGCACCACCTTGATAATTTTTAATTCCCATTTCTTTAAATCTTTCTTCACTCATCATTGCTGATTGATTTAATTTTTTTTGAGTTCCTCTAGTCTTTCTACCATCCATTCCTATAACATACTGTCCGGAAGAAACATCTGGTGCATAAGCTCTTAATCTAGTATCAATCATACTGAGAAGGAGTTGAGCTTCTTTATGTACTTGAGTATTTTTCTTCACTACATTATTGGCTGCCGAACCTTTTATTTTTACATTCCCAGAGAAAGCAGTTGTTATACCTTCTCTAAGAAATTTTTCATATTTGTTTTCTTTACTAAATTGTTTACCTAATTGAACACGAGCCATACGAGCTAAAAACGGAGGTAATCCAAATGGTCTAACTGCTTGGTCAATAATTCTACCCGATAAAGAACCTGTAGCTATACGAGAAAATCTACCTACTAATTCTGCTTTAATATTACCCTGCATAAGAGCACCAAATGTACCAATACCTCTAGCAAGAGGATAAACATTTCTTCGGCTATTAGTAAGAAATCTTCCTACACCTGTATTTTTAACACCCGGCAATACTTTGACTGTACCGGCTCTTTTACCGTATGAGTAAAGACCACTTCTAAAGACTTGAGATTTTGTACCGCCAGATTTTTTAGGCGGTTTAGCTTTAGTAATATTTGCAAATAAAGCCATTAGGTTCTAACTAAAGTTTGAACTTGTTTGTAACACTCATTTCCATATCTATCTAGTGCAGGAGTTACAATTACAATTTCGTGGTATTGACTTCCTCTAACTAATCTATCTCCCGGAACAACAGAAACACCTTTTTGTAAATACACATTAAAAGTTTCTACAGTTGTGTTTCTACCATCTCTATCTTCTTGTATTCCTCTTGATTCAAACTTTGCTCTTACATTGGTAATAGAGTCAGCCCAGTCGTCAGAGGGTAAACCTCTCTCATCAAGGTTTGTTTCGTTAACACTTTGAATAGTGCATGTCTCTGGTAAAAATCTTTCTCTGAGCGGCATGCTTGTATTTTACAACAAAAAGTTATAAAAATTGGTTAAGCATATCTCCCATCATAAATTCTTTATACACAATGCTATAAAGCATTTTATTTTTACCAAGCAAGTGAGGGTTGTGTCCCATTTGAGCGCTGTAATCTCTAATTATGTTAATTATTTCTGCACCGATAATTTCATAAAGAGAAAGTATCTTTTTAAAATCTTTTGACCACCTAGCTGTACCGTCGGGGTTAAATATTACAAATGACCTAAATCCATTCATAATAATAAAACTAACTGCGTCATGTAGTTTATAATCCATCTTTTTACCAAGTAAAGGAAAGTCATAACCTTTTTGTTTATAAGATGTAGCTATACCTAAACTTCCTATGCTTCCTTTTTTAGAAGGCCATATTTCCTGCGTTTTAAAATTTACATAATCATATAAGTAAAGAATGTCTTTAAGAATAGTTTTATACTGTTGATATCCTTTAGGATTATCTCTGTACATTTCTAGTACTCTTTGTTTATCCCAATAAGGATATATTGGTTGATTTTCTACTTCTGCGTCATATTGATTGCTTCTTAGTAAATCTATAAGTCCAAGTACATATACAGCGTCTAATTGGTCTTTGTAATCTGTTTCATCAATTATTTCATCTATCCAAGAAAGTTCTTTCTTTGATACATCAATATCTTTACGAGATGTTAATTTGTTATCTAGTGTTGTAGTTAAATCATCAGACAAAGACATATCATGTCCAATAATTAATTCAACTTTAATATAAGAATTTTTAGCTACATCTTCTACTCTCATGTCTTTTAGAAGAGTATATAAATTTGCTCCATCAATAATTCCTTGTGTGTCAGCGTCTTTTATAGTAACAGTAACTCTTTCAGCAGATTCATTAACTTCTACATCAGAACAATATATTTTTATTCCTTGTGACTTTAAGTGAAATGTTCCTTTTTCTCCATATTCTTCTTTAACACTTTTAATTATTTCATCAGCAACTTTTGTGTCGTAATCCACGATATTACAATTAGGATGTATAGGTATCAATTGTTTTTGCGCAGGTCTATCAAAAGTTAAATCTCTAATAGGAAGATACATAACAAGTAAAAAGTTTTTTGGTTGTATTGGGTCTCTAATTATTGCATAACTTTTATAATTAAAAAAGTATCTTCCAACACCAGAAACAACTTCTTCCGTTCCTTTATCCATTACCATCTGTATTTTTTCTTTTTAGCTTGGTTATATTGTTTAAAAGATTTTTCAGACAAATTACTAGGGTCTTTTTCCCACTGAACATCAACAGGTGTTTCAAATCTAATATTTTTACCAATTTTTCTTTTAGTATCTGAATTACATTTAGGACATTTAATTAACGGGTCTTCCGTAATAGAATGCGATACTTCCCATTCAAAAGAACATTTATGTAATATACATTGATAATCGTATCTAGGCATTGTCAAAATCTAACTTAGTTGCTTTTCTGTATCCTTGGTTAAAGTTACCACTAGAAAAATTTTTTCTAGCGTTTTCAGCGTTTACTTCTTTTTCTGTAACCATATCCATTTTTAAATTCCACTTGCTTCTTTTAAAAGGAATTGCTTGAACAAAAGGTGTTCCTCTTTTTATCATAAAATCTTTTTTCTTATGAATAAGTGTAGGAAAGTTTACTTCATGCCAAGTATCAGTTTCTACAATTCCCGGAAGAACTGAAAAGTCTGTTTGAAAGTCATAGTTGTAAGGTATAAACAATGTTGAATATCCTTTTGGCGTAAAAAATTTCCATGGGCTATGAAATTTTAATGGGTGTTTATAGGTGCTTTTTGATGGTAAATCCCAATTATATATTTGGTCATTTTGATGAAATGAAGCTCCATAAGGAAAATCTCTGTTATCCCACTCAAGTATTTCTTCTCCACCCATGTTAGGTGGAAAACCTCTTTGTATTAAAAAATCGGACCACATAGGAATTACAAAACCTTCTGTCATAATATCTACTATTGCAGGACATCTTTTAACAGTAAACGAATAATACATATTCTGTGCAGTCTTGCCCATTTTTCCAAACAAATTTTTAACTTTACCGGGTCCAGCGTTTGGATTCCAACCTTGTGGTTTTTCCTCCATATAGTGCTTCATCTCTTTAAACCAATTTGGCACTGCTTCTTGTGCTGGAACAACAGGTGCAAATTTTGCTAAACCCATTATGTCTGTTTTAAATTCTATTGTCTGTTTCTTATTAAACTTAAATTCCATTCCTACTTTGTCTCCTTTTTCTGCGTTTAAATGCTTTATGACATTCTTTACAGAATATTTTAAGTTTATCTTGTGCATTAGGATTTTTTGAAAACTCTGAAGTTTTCTTATCTTTTTTGCATGATAAACATAATTTCATTTTATCATCACCTAGTTCTTCTTTCTTATCTTTTAAAATAATCATACAATCTTTACAAAAGCGAGTAAGACCATCTAGGTATTTTTGATTTCTTGAATACTCTTCTACAGGTTTCCATTCACGACAATACTTGCATTCTTTTTCAATAGGGTCTTTTAAATTTTTAAGAGCTTCTTTTTGAGCTTGTTCAACACGCTCTTTCAAACCTTCTTCTTCTTCTATCCAAGTTTTAAATCTTTCTAAGCCAATAGGTTGACCTTCATAAGTTCTTGGAGTTGTTAGACCACCTCTACCTGTACGAATAATTTCTAAAATAGCTTCTGCTGTTTCTTCGTTATAAGCACCTCGTTGAGGTACGCCCGATTCTATTCTTAATTGTCTAACTCTTTCATGTGTTACACCCCATTCATCTGCCCATGACTGTAGCATTTTATTAGGGTCTGCTAAAAAGAGTTCCCTAGCTTCCTCTAGGGAAGGAGCTTTTCTATGTACCATACTTTAATTATACAAAGAATCTTGAACGAAAGGGGTTTAATACTGCCATATCTGCATTAGTTAAAACAGGTTGTAAGTTTTGCACTATTACATCCCCAAAGGCTATGTCGTAATCTCCGATTCTCTCTGATAAAGTAACATCAAAGTTTGTAGTATTAGTATTGTCAGCTAAGTGACTTGAAACTTCTCCAGTGTCAGCTTTTGCTGAAACTTGTAATGAAGTCATAATTAAACGAGCTGCGGCTCGTGCAGAAGTTTGTTTTATTTGTTCTGGAATGTCAGCAGCTTCATATCCACCAACATAAGTAACAACTATATTTTTAGGTTTTATACCAGACCAACGAATAACTATTCTTCTCATTCTTCCGTTATCGTAATATACATAGTCACTCTCATTACCTTCAGTAAGAGTGTTACCATCTTCTGTAACAGAAGTTATAGAAGCAATAGGAACATGCCTCAAAAATAAATCTTGTTGTTCGTTACCGTCGAATGTTTCTGTATAAGTTGCTTGTTCTACATCATGACCTAGATAACGCTTAATAGCCGCGTCAACATAAGGTATAAAAGTATTTGTGACTGAAGCTTCTACAGTGGAGTTTAAATCTATCTGTAGGAATTGCTCTACATCACTAACGCTACAAAGAGCCATTTAGGACTCCTTACTTATCTTCTGTATCTTCTGGTTTAACAGCTTTGGTTTCTGGTGCTTTTTTAGCAGCTTTTTTCTTAGGAGCAGCTTTTTCTTTCTTCTCCACTTTACCCCAACCTTGCTCTTTGAGCCAGTCAGCTGGGTATTCTTTACCTGCTTTAGCAATGAGAGAAGCTCCAGACTTAGGAAGTTCTGATAAAGGACCTTCCCAAATGGAACCATCTTTCATTTTCCAAATGCTTTTCTCTGGTTTAATATAATCTGACATGATGTTCTAATTTTACACTATAAAAACAAAAGAGCGGGTTTAACCCCGCTCTAATGTATAAATCTAAACTAACTTTAGAAGTTAGTGATTTTATGGAAAGCTGCTTCTCTGTAAACAGGGAAACCGACTCTCATGGTAGCTCTGATAGCTAATTGATTCTTAATAAAGAAATCGCTATGTGAATCAGATACGGCTAATTCCATACCTTGTCTCATAACTAAGTTAGCTGCTTCACCACCACCGAATTTACCAACAAGAACTGTTCCTGCGGCAATTGCGGTTGTAGGAACGACTTTTAGTCCCCAGATTTGAGCTGAAGGACCTGCGCCCATACCACCAGCTGCTACGAAAAGTGGTGACTTTTCTGTGTAGCCAGAACCGGAAGTACCTGCGAAGTCTGCACCTACAGAAGTCACAACATCATTCCAGTCACTTGGGTGCATTACAATAGCGTCTGGCTCTGTAAATGCGTTGACTCTGATGTCTGTGATTGCTCCATAAAGTGCACCAATTTTTCCTAAAGTTCCTGCGTAAGAGCTAAAGTCAGTAGAACCGACTGAAGCTTTACCAGCGTCTAAGATACCTTCTAGGTTTGGAGCAGTTCCATCACCATTAAGGAGTTGGTTGTCCAAACGAAGTCTTATCATTGTTTGTAAACGAGAGTTGATGTATCCTTGGATACCACTTTCGTCTGCAAGTAATTCGTCTGTTACAGGAATGAAGATACCCATTTTACGGATAGCTTCTGTTTGCTCTGTGAAAGCCAAAGCTGCTTCTCCAACAGCAGAACCTTCAGCAGCTTCAGCTGCGTTATTTGTGAAGGTTGTTTCTTCCAAATAGCTGAATGCGTTTTGGTCTGTGTTGATTACATCAAATAATGATATAACAGCATTTGGGTCTCTAAGAGCTGTTTCCAAGATACCCGGTTGTCTTAAAACCTCTGGTGGGTATCCAGTAGTTGTCAAAGTTGTTTTTGTCTCAATATGAGAATCTACACCTTTAACACCGCCCTCCATATAATTTTTATATGCGTCGGTTTGTACAAATTGCTCACCAACAGTTTTAACTTCTGCTGATTTGCCAGCTAGTGGCATTTCTGCAACTGGCTTTGAATCTTCTTCGATAGCCTTAGCATTAGCGAGTTTTTTCTTCTCAATGTTAAGGTCTTCAACTAATTCAGCAAGTTCGTCATTTCTTGACTTGATTTCCTCTTTTTGTTCAGAGGTGTACTTGCCGTCTTCGTTGGCTTCAAAGACAGATTTTAATTCTGCTCTTTTAGCAGCAATTTGGTCCATGAGTTCATTTGTTTTACTCATTCTTAGATTTCTCCAATCTTGCTTGTCTTATACTTCTTCTATTTCTTCGGCTAAGGATTCAGCAATTAATTGTTGAGCCCTTACCCACTCAGCGTCAAACTCTTCGTCAGAGGAGTCAGTGTTATCTTCTGGAGTTTCTTCTTCAGCAGCTTCATCTTCCGGTTCTTCAACAGCAGGTTCCTCTACTGGTGCTTCTTCCTCAGTAACTTCTTCGACTTCTGTTTCAACATCAATAGTATCAGTTGAAGCCTCAGCTACCTCTTCTGTTTCAGCTGGTTCATCTTCCACAAGTTCTTCTTCTACTTCTAACTCCAAAGCACCCTCAGTTCCGACATTTCCGATGAACTCATCAATCTCGGTCCAAGCGTCGTTCAAGTCGTCTGCGACTGCACGAAGTGCTTCGGTGGCTTTTACGCCTAATTTCCTACCATCTTCACCACGGAGCATAGCAATTGCTTTTGCTCGGGCTACTAAGTCATCTAATGCAGCAAGCACATCTATGACTTCTTCAGAGAAAGACTTGCTGTCTTCCTGTGAAACTTCTAAATCTTCTTCACTCTTCATTTCTTTTTTATCATCCTCCATTTTCATGCAAGGACCACCGTCGTGATACTTACAAGATTTCATTTCTTCTTCGTCATCTCCGTAACTTTTTTGACTACAACCACAATTTGCGCCACATCCAGATGATTGTTCTTCTTTTTCATCACCTTTAACATCTGCAATTTCTTTTAATAATTCAGTATTAGATTTAATTGCTAATGTGTATGTGTCTTGGTTTGCTCCAACAAGTACTGGAGAGACTTCGTAAACAGTAAGGTCTTTTAGATATCTAGCGTTTGTATCTTCTCCGCCTTTATCTTTTGCCTTACCAAAATCTGAATCGTTAACTTTATAACCGAATGACCATTGTTGCATGTCACCCATGTTTTTAACTAAATTGTAAGCTTCTTTACCAGACTCTGTATCCATAAAGAACTCACCTTTGAACACTGCTTTATCATCGTCTTGAGCAATTGTTCCTTTTCCAATAGGCATATCCCATTTGTGAGACCATACCATTGGAACTTGGTTGTTTTTAAAACCCGATTTGACAGCTCCCGGCATAACAACATCCCCATCACTGTCAAGGGAATTGAATATACTGAAAACTGCTTCTACTTGACCAGAGTCATCTTTCAACTCTATGTCTATATTTTTAGATTCGTTATTCATACATCCTTCAATCTTAAATTGTACAATAGATTATTCAGATGTGCGTTTTAACTATTATATGATACGATTGCGGATTTTAGTTTTTTATTGTCTAAAGTCTGATATTATTCTTAGCTTTGAAATTGGCATAGTGACTTTTCTATCAGTCTTTTTATGGTCGCCATTTTCTAATCTAGCCCATACTTCCATTGTGGCTTCATCATCATTTACTGATGTTACAATACCATGTACAACTGAAGGTGGGTCTGGTTCTTTGTTGATTGACCAGCTTACAGCTTGACCTACTCTTACTGATTCTGCTTTGTTACCAGATTTTTTTGATGACAATGGATGTGAGCTCGGCAACAAGTCTTGGTCATAAGGTTTTCTTCTGAACTTACCTGTTCTCAATGCTCTTAAAAAGCCATTAACTCTAGCCATTGCCCATTGCTCTGCTGAACTCACATTACCTCTTACTGAACCCGGATTAGTTCTATAAGCACCTATTCCTCTGTTATATACCGCAATTAGCATACGAAGTGTTGCTCTATGAGTAGGATTATTTTTATTATGGTCTTCTACTTTTCTAGTAAGACCTGCTCTAGCTTGGTCAGATATTGCTTTTAATAAATATTCCTCTGCATAATCAAGAGATTTTTTTCTTCTCTCTCTAATAACTTTTTTGTAGTCATTTACAACAGACTTCATTTGTGAAACTCCACCAGCTGTTACTCCACCCCACTTCATAACTGCAATAATGCCGTTAAGTCTATTATTTTTCTTATGACGATTCATAAAGCGTTCTCTTCTCTTAACCCAGTTAAGAACTGATTCGCTTCTATCTCCACCTTTATATGCTGTCCATTTATTAAAAGCGTCATTACCAGTAAATGATGTTGGAGGATTACCGCCCGTTCCAGCTCTCCTCCAAATCTCTGGCCAGTTCTCTTTTAAATCTTTAACATAAGCGTAGCTTGGAAATTGTGGGTGTTGAGAGTTAGATAAACTTATTTTTTGATTATCTCCACTTCTAGGAAAGTTTGTTTTGCTAGGTGCTTTTTCTTCTGGACTGTGTAATTTATCACCTTTTTCGTACATTACTTCTGCTTCTTCTAGAGATACTTTAAGTTCTTCTATATCTCCGTCTTTTTTAGGTTTGTAGACTGCGTCTAAATAATCTTGATGTGTAGCGCAAGCCATATAAAATTTATCTCCGTCTACTTCAATGTAATGTGTACCTTCACAACCTAATTCTTTAGCTCTCTCTTGTGCTTCTTCAATAGTTGTGTAAGTATCTTTCATTAAAGCAGCTGGTTCTTTTTTATTATTTAAAAAGTTTTCTGCTTCTGCTCTTGTGTCAAAGCATTTTATTATTTCACCATCTTCATGGCTTATAACACAGAAAGCACCATTAGGCATTTCTGCAATATATTTTTCTTCATTAAGATAAGTAGGTGTTGGTTTAACAACATCTTCTCTTTCTACCTCTGGCGGTAAATCAATAGTAGTTAACTTACTCTCGTCATCTTCGGGTGCAGGTTCTTCGTCATCATTGTTATTTGCCGGTGCAGGTTCATTAGTAGGTTGGTCATTTAGAAGTGGTGAACCATCTTCTGTAACTTGAATCATGTTAAGTGGCCTTAGATAAACATCATGTCTTTCATCAGCCTCTAAACCAACTACTTTTCTTGCTTCGCCAATTGTTACCCAACCTCCTTGAACAGCAGTATTCATGCGTTTATAGAGATTGTCTTTGTCATCAGCTAGTGCTCTAACATTACTGATATCAAACTCTGCGTATTGATTATCATTTCCGCCGAACTCTGGTCGTAACAATTGATGAGTCAGTTCTTGCGCAACCATGTTCCACATTGGGACCATTTTTGACTCTGTAAAGAACTCTCTAAGTTCTTTTGTATTTGAATAAGTCGCCGAATCCAATCCAGCTCCGAGGCCGGCGAGCACTGCTGGAACGCCAAGAACTGCTGACACTCTTTCTTCTGGGATTCTTCTTAATTCAGCTAACTTCATTTGGTCTGGAGAGAAAGAAACTATTTCAACATTCATAGCACCGGATAAGACCATAGGCGCACCTCTGTTCTTACCACCAAACTTTTGCTTATACATATCTGCAATAGCTTCAGCTTCTTCTCTAGTTGGGCCACCCATAGCGTCATCTCTCGGTGAGAGAATTACTCCGGGTACCGCCATATTATGTAACAAAGCCGCAGTGTATTGTCCTGCTGCTTCGTCTCCTGCTATTTCTCTTAGAACGCCTCTAAGTGGAGCAAGACCACGCCTCATATTATTAGGGTCAACATTTTGGCGTAAGTGAACCATATCTGCTTTTTCTATGCGTACAGAATCTTCCCCCTGTACACCGCCTTGTGGTTGATAGTTATAATGAGTTATAAGTTCATTCTCATTTCCTTTTGCTTCAACCAAGTGAGGCATAAGAGGAACTAGCTCTACAACTACCCCTCTTGAGTTTCTATTTTTATAAATAAAAGCGTCGCCGTTTGCATTTAAAGCTGTAACAATATAGTTTGCTAGCAACTGTTGTGTCATGTAAGGATTTGGTCTTCTGAATAGTCTTGCTAATTCGTGATTCATGTCTTGTGCATAATCACCTTCATTATTTTTAGTAGCAACTAAAAGTCCCGGTTCTGCAAAAGCAGTAGCTAGTACATTGAGACATGCGATAACAGCAGAGTTTCCAGTTCCGTCACCTAGTTCTGCTAATGTTTTGTGGTCAAAATAACCAGATTGGGTGTTGTAACCCATAACTGCTTGATTAAGATATGAATACTCTGATTGGTTTACAATTAAACCTTTTTGATTTGCTTCTCTTCTAATTCTTGCGTCAGTTGGTGCATTCAACCAATCTAACGCTTTTGAAAATCTTGACTTCTCTTCAGCCATTAATACGCGCTCCAGCTTCTTTGTTCTTGCAACATTTGTACGCCGTAGGCTAGGGTGTCAATAATATCATCATGAGCTCCAGCAGGAAAGGTCATAATTTCTCTCTCCACCTCTGGTAGCCAATGTGTATCTCGTAATAAATATACATCACCCGCTTCCATGCGAGCAGATAAAGGAAGTGCGCGTGTAACTTTGTCTTTATCCGTCTTTAGATTTTTCACACGAATACCAGCTCGTTGCGCCATCTGGATTATCGTGGTCTGAAAACCTTGGCGTTCTATACCTACATATTTTAGCTTATTTTTATCCATTGCGCGTTTTATCGCTGGAATAATGTCTGGACCTTCTAATTTTGCTCTAGTCATATCAATAACAAGTAATCTGTTGTCTGGAGTTCTTGCAAATGATGTGATTACAGTAAAGTCAGAATCTTTATTTGTTGTAGTAGCTAAGTCAACAATTCCAAACTTTTCTAAGTTAGCTAGATAATATTCTGAGCCGTCAACTAAGCATTTAAGATTTCCTGCTTCGTCTGGAACAATTGCAAAGTAATGTATCCATTCTGGCTTTAACATACCTTGACCTGCGTCAACAAACTCTGCTAGATACTCTTGTGCAAAAACAATAGAGCCAACTTCTTTTCTAGCTGCTTCAACTTCTTCGGGGTCAATCATAGGATTGTCAGTAGTAGCAAATCTAAATCTTTCCCAGTTTTCTCCTTCTTCTGCTTGCTCCCATAAATCGTAAAACCAGTTATCTCTTCCAATAGGAGTGCTAATAAATAACGCAGAACCTTTTCTTTCAGTAAGTGTAGGTCTAAGAACTTCTGACCATACTTCCGGTTTAACGAATGCAGCTTCGTCCATAACTAGAAAGTCAAGACCCTCACCACGAAGTCTTTGTGGGTTATCAGCAGACCTTACAGCAATAGAGCCCCCGTTAGCTAAATCAATTTGCATATTAGCCAAAGATACTTTTGGTTCTATTTCTCTAGGAAATGATTTTGCACTTGCGGCGATATCACGCCAACCAACTCTAGCAATTGAAAATGTAGGTGCTACCCACCAAGCTCTACCTCCGCGTAAAGCTACTTCCATACATAATTGAACACCAAGTCTTGTTTTGCCGAATCGTCTACCTGCGCAAAGAATTTTCCAACGCGCTTCTGATTCTTTTACTTTTTGTTGACCGCTATGTAAAGAAGGAAGTTTAGGAACATACTTATTCGTCATAGAGTTCCTTATACATCACAATTGGAGTATAAGGACCAACATAAGCAGATATAATATTGTAATCTATGTGTGCAATAGCATTATCAACTGCTTCTTCTTCTGTGCAGTCATCATCTTCCAAAATACCATCTACAACAATATCTAGCATTGTGTAGTAATCGTAAATAGCGATACCTTTAGTTGTAAATCCTAAATATGCTTCTTCAAAATCATCAATGACAATTGCTTCGGGATTAAATTCTTTAAGTTCGTCATATACTTCACTCATTTCATTCTCCATTGTAGTATAAGAAATCCTTTGAGTAGTTCAGTATATTCAAACTTAGAACCAACTTGTTGTCTTCCGTCAAATATATCGTGATGATGTTTACAAAGAATACAAACATTCATTGGGTCATCAGATATATCTCTGTCGCGTCCACCCATACCCTTTGCTCGTAAGTGAGCCATCTCTAGCCATTTTTTGGAATTGCAGTTCGGCCATTCGCATTTATGTTTTGCTCTCTTTAAAGCTTTCTCCCGTAGCTCTGAAAGATTTTTTTTGCCGGTGCCTTCTCTTTTTTTCTGCCCCATACCGGATATACCAGAGTTTGCACTTCTTCTTTTTTTAAACTCCGCCCAAGTTTCATTTTCTGGGTCCCATTGAACTTTACTCATTAGGTGTGCTTGGACTCCTTTTGGATAAGGCTATCCCCGAAAGAATAGCCAGTGATGGGAGGATATCGGTTAGTGGAGCCGACAAATCTATCTTAACACTTAAATCTAAAACCATAGGTTTTATTATAGTCGAATTAATTCCTCTTTGTATAGATAAGCTAAAGAAATCATTCTGTCAATCACATATCGTTCTAATGCTTTTGGATTTAGATTTGGTTGAGTCCAAGTGTCAATCACTTGTTTATTTTTTATGTAAGAAATTTGATTATCGTTGATTTTAAATCTCATTCCATTTTGTATATAATCCAACGACATAGTTTATTTATAATAGCACCCAACCAAAGAAATTATTTTTTGTTGCCCCAACCACAACTCTCTTTTTGTAGATACAGCTAACCCTGTGCGGCCCCGCCCAAACCAAAAATTAAATATGCCGAGGAATGTCCCTATGACGGACGATTATGGTCTGGCTAGTCCACTTAGATAAGTTCTGAACGCTACACTCATTCTGAAAGCCAGTGCGTGTAGTTACTTGTAGTTAGATACACTAGCGAATAAAAAAATTAATGCAAATCGTTTTGTATAAGTTTTTATTTATGATATATTTTCAATATATAGAAATGGTTGTATTGCAATTATTTCCTTTTGACTCAAATACTAGAAGAGACCGGTGTTCTGTTAAAGCCAGCGCCGGTTTTTTCTTTATACTGCTACACACCACACTGCCCTGCATATATGCAAAAAGCTATCTCCTGTTGTGAGGGTGGTCCTATAGAGGAATGCGCAATATAACTAACGCTAGATATAAAGCCTCGCAATATATACTCA